TGGGATGTCTGCGCCGTCTTGTCAGCGAAGATGCGGAGCTCGGCAACACCGGAGATGCCCACGATTTGTGGAACACCGCTGATGCCCGTGACCTGCGCCGAATAGCCGAAGCCAGTCGGGCAATGCAGGTTCGGGATGATGTCGATATCCTTCACCTTGGGGAAGCTGATGGCGTAGATACCCGTCGACAGCCTCCCGATAGTCACCATGCCGTCGAGTCCGAACTGCGTGGCGATGAGCCCCGTAGTACCGGAAAAGAAGGCCTGATGGCGGCCGCGGAAGGAGTTGGGAGCGTCGGGCCCCAACCCCTTCAGCGGGAACTGCTCCTTGTCCGGGAGCTGCCCTAGAGCCTTTTCTCGAATTTCAACGGTCATGGTTATGCCGCCAGCGAGACGCGACCGCTGTTCTTGCAGGCGCGGTTGGCAAGCAGTGGGTAAGAGATGAGGCGGTACTCGTAATCGGTGCTCGTCTCGCGACGGAGGACCTCCAGGCCATCACCCTTCTGCGGGTGAATGAGCTCCTCCATCGAGGAAATCCAGAAGTCGTCCATCTTGAGGGCGAAGAACTGGTCACGAGGGCAATGCCGGTCGCAGTAGATGGGAATCGTCCCTCCACCGGTCGCGATGTTGATCTTCGTGAACCCAAACTTCGTCTCGCTGTCCTCGAGAGGACGGATGCCGCGGGCGCTCATCAGGGTTTCGAGAACCTGGAAGTTCTCCGGATGCATGAACCCAGCCGTGGGCATCTTGGCCTTGTATCGGCCTGCCATTCGGGCCAGGAGGATCTTGATCCGGTCTTCGTAGCTCTTGCCCTGCAGCTCCGTATTCGGCACGCGGCAGCCTCCCAAGCGCTGCGGATGCGTCGCCCGAGTGGTGTTGCTGACACCCCACAGGGTTGGAGGCGTGTCGCTAGCCGCGATGAAGGACTGAACGCCCTTGATAACGACCGTGCCCGTATCGCCGAAGAAGTCCGACTCGCGAAACAGGTAGTCACCTGCAGCAAGACCGGACAGATGCGAGACGTTGATGGTGAAGTAACCAGCGTTCGGATTCACCGCCGTCACGATGGTCTGGTCAGACGAGTCGATGAGCGTATCCGTCGACGTCGAGCCGTCGTTGTTGGATGCGACTACCAACATGTCGATTTCGAAGTTCTGGATGTCGGAGGCGTCGACTAGGTACACGTCGTTCGTGTTCTGAATCGAGCCGATGCGACCCAGCGCCTGGCCACCGTTGCCCCACGAGTAGAGATTCAAGTTCTCGCCTGCGGTCTCCCAAAGCCCATCGATTTCGACGGTCTTGTTCTCGAGGTACGCACCGGCGTTGTTACGCGATGCGCTCATCACCCGGTCGCCGATGTGTACGACGCCGAAGTAGTTGCCCGCTTCGATGTCCCACGCGACCGACTTGGTGTTGGATACGTTGGTTTGTGCGACGGAGAACGTTCCGCCAGCGCCCTGCGGATTGCCGTAGAACAGCGGGATTTTGAGGCTATCGCCGCTCATCCCGGTATCGCCCCGCTTCTCCAGCATGGAGAGCAAGACGTTGTCCGAGTAGACGAGCTTTTCGACGATCGAGCTGTCCTCGTATCGTTCCTTCAAAACCGCTGCGTACGTGGTGGTAGTAGAGCCCATGAGACATTCCTTCAGCGTTCGCGCGAAGTGCGCGTTCGGGGTTGTCTCGGGTCTTCACTGCCGCCCGGGCGGCTCTCACCGGGTTTTGAGTCGCCGGGGCGACTGTCACGAGTATTAGAAGCGCTCGGGCGCTTTGAGTTCAAACTATCATACTCGATTCGGCCCGTGCGTCAAAGGTCTTTCCCTTCCAGCTCCGCACGCCGGTCAGCTTCTGCAGCCTCAGCCAAACGCCGGCGCTCGTAGTCGCGTCGAGCAGCGAAGCCCATCACCTTTTTCTCCGGGCTCGCGTCGCTGGTCCTGCCAGGTGGCACCGGCGCTGACTTGGGCCCAGGCCTCTTGTCACCCTTCGGGGTAGCGGGTGCAGCTGCTGCGGGTACGCCGCCGAAGCCCTTGTTCAAGCGGTCCCGAAGCAGGGTGAGAGTCTGCCTAACCGTGCGCTGTGCACCCCTGGGGGCCCTATCTAGCGCCTGTTCTGGGGTCAAAGTGCTGTCGGTGTCGGGGTCGAAGTTCTCGCGAAGCACCTGAAAGATGATGTTCACAAACTCCGGGTCATCGCCCATCGCCTGCAACACCGGGTCTTTGCTCTGAGCCATGCCGCCGGCGAGCTTCTTCTTGTATTCGGCGATGCCCTGCAAGTGCTGCTGTTGCTTCTGGCGCTGCTCGAGCTCGGCCTTCTGCTTCTCCTCGCGCTCCGTCTGCTCCGCCTTCCAGGCTTCGAGCTCACGCATGCGCTTGTAGTGAGGGTCCGACACGCGCGCGATGTAGTCTTCTTGGAGCTTATCCCAGCTCTCGTGGCCGAGCGCCTTGGCCAAAGCCTCGTAGTCGCCATCAGCCTGTGCCTTGAGCACGGCGTCAGACTTCTTCAGCTTCTCGTCGAGCCCCTTCTCCCGCTCTTCAATCTTGGAGAGGCGCTGTTGCTCTTGGACCTTCAGCCCTTCAGTCTGCTTTCGCTTCCACTCTCGGAATTCGTTCCGCTCACTCGGCAGCACCTTCCCGCCCACGACTTCCAGGTTCAGGTCTTTGGCCAGCTTCTGCAGCTGCTCCATCGCGTCACCCCCTGGGGTAACGCTCTTCTTGCCCTTGGCTGCCTTCTCGGCAGGCTTTGCGGGCCCGGGTGTGCCTTCCGCTGCCGGCGCCGCTTCAGCCTCTCCTGAGGGCTCTGAGGCGCTCTCGTCATCGGGTGTGGAGGCTTCGACGCGGGCCCAGGTCTCGGCAAAGCTCTCGCCACTCTGCCCGGTGACAGGCTGGATGCCGTTCGAGGTCGGCATGGCGGGTGTGTCTGCAACAGAATCAGCCATCAGTTACCTTTCAGGCCGCGCGAGGCGGAGCCGGCGGCGGGGGCAATGCTTGCGTAGGCGTGCCCGGTGGACGGAGAGGCAGCCCACTCGGAGGGCCAGGCATCCCAGGAGGACCAGGAGGCATTGGGCCAGGAGGCGCACCAGGCGGAGCACCGGGAGGAGCCGGGGCAACCTCGGGCTTCATCAACTGGTCGAGCTCGCGGATGTAGCGCACGAGTAGGCTCACGTTGAATTCAGCCTTGGCGCGCTCTTCGGGCTTCAGCGTCTGCATGTCGATACGCGCTCGGGCCCACGCGGAGCCAAAGCTCATGAGGGCCGAGACCTTGTTGAAGAGAAAGCCTTCGGGCGCCTCGTAGTCGTACGCGGCCCAGCTCTCACGCTCGGCATCGAGGTACTTCTCAATGAGCATGTCGACGTATTCGGACTGGGAATTGGCCTTCTCCAGCTCCCGGTCGATGTCGGGCTGACCAATCATCTCGCGTGCGCTGTCCTGCGAAATCAGCCCGGCCTTGTACATCTCCTGCACCATCTCTTGACGGCCTGCAGGGTCGTGCGGGAGCTGAGAGCCAGCCGCGACCGACACCGTGAACTCTTCGTCGTCGACGTCAGCGTCCGACCACTTGTACTGGCGAAGCAGGGAGCGACCAGGCCAGGTGATGGCGAAGTCAGGGTCGTCTTCTCCGAGCTCGCGGAAGCGCCAGACGTATTGGTGAGCCAGGTCGACATAGAGCTGCTCGTAACGCTGCGCCTTCGGCAGCTGCCGGCCTGCCTTCGTATCGTTCAGCGTCAGCATGGCAATGCCCGACTGCACGCCAGGCTCTCTCCGTGCTGCTGCGCTCACCTGCGACAGGCCCCACGCTTCCCAACAGTCCGAAATCTTGCTCTGCCGTAGCTCCATCTCCATCGGATGGAACGGTGGCGTCTGGAGCTCAGTCGGTGGAGGCGAGCCGGCCTCCGTTGCGATGTAGGTCACCGCATCGTTACCGGTCAGCTCGTTCGGATTGAGCGAGCCGCTCTGGTAGAAGACCTGTTTCTTGGCTGCGATGCGCTCGCGTAGACACAGGCGCAGGTCGACGTCGCCAGCCTCTTCGACGAGGTCCCCAGCTTCTTCGACGATGCCCGAGCCCCAGAACCCATCGCGATGGTACTCCCAGTACAGGAACACGAAGGGGAATGCAGGCGCAGTCCAGTCGCCATGGTCGACGGTCGCGCCGTTGATGACTGCGCACCACCTGCCAGGCTCGTCTTTGCTGTCCGGGAGGCGCCAGGCGTACTGGACCTCAATCATCTTCGACGCGCGAGGCACATTCGAGTTGGCGCGGCTGAACCATTCGTAAGGCTGCGCACCCTTGATGGCCTTCTCGTGCTTCGGAAACAGCTCCATCGCCACCGATTCGTCGAGCGGAGCCCGCTGAAACAGGTTCTTCGGTGTCCTGCCCTCGCAAGGGTCGACGAACAGGTCCGGATGCGGCACGAGCTCGTGTGCAATGCGCTTATTTTGCAGGTCCGCAGTGATTTTGATGGGGCAGCAGCCCTGGAGCACCGCATCGACGGCGGCATCCATGACGAAGGTCCAGACGTTGACGCTTCGGCCCTGCCGTTGCTGCAGCACACCCTCGCAGATGCGGTCCAATCGGTAAGCTTTGCGCCTCGTGGCCCAGGTAGCTCCTAGCGTCTGAAAGGTGGGCTTGGGTTTCTGCGGCGCGTAGATGCTAGCGACGGCGCTGGAGACTGCCGAGCGCACGAGACGCAGCCGGTCCCGCTCGAACTTCGCTGTCGTGGTGTCCGACATGTACGAGTGAGCGCTGTACCCGTTCATGTGCCGCCCCTCGTACAGTTCGAGGTTGCGGATGTACTGGTTGCGCCGTCCGGCCTGCTCCTTCTTGTAGGTCTCGATGAGGCTTGCGACCTCGGAGCCCATCTCGGAGGCCTTCTTCTTGTGCCAGGGACTGGAGAGCATCAGCGGTCACCCCTTCGCTTGCGTTCGATTCGAGCCATCGTCTCAGCCCTGAGGCGCTTCTGCTCGCGCGCGTACCACTCAGGCGAGCCCCTCTCAGGCTCGTTCTCCTCGGGCTCGTAGCGGGGCAGCAGATGCCGGACGATGTACAGAAACGCATCGGCGCAGTGCCGCGTGTACCGCTCATCCTCCGTGCCCGTCTCCGGGTCGAACTGGAGCACGCTGGTCTCGTCGAGCAGCGCGCGCGACTTGCCGAAGTAGTCAACCTTGCAAGCGCCACTCAGAATCAGGCCGCGTACGTATTCCTGGTAGGTGCGCTTATTCAGCTTCTCGGCAGGGATGCAGCCTACGCCCATCGTGCGCATCTGCTCGGCGTATCCGCGACCGAGAGCGCCTTCATCTACAACGATGGTCAGACCCTGTCCGCGCGTCTCCTTGGTGACCTGCTCGCGTACGGCCTGAGCATGCACCGCGAGCGCGGTAGGAATGAGCCGAGAGCGGGTGTAGGCGGAAAGGATGTACACCTCACCGGTCCCGACTCGGGTAGCGGCAAGGCAAAATGCAGTCGAGCTCTCACTAAAGCCGAGGTCGATGCCGAGCCCATAACGATACTCGCCATCCGGGAGGCCATACGGGTTAGAGGTCTCAGCACTCCAGCCGTTCCGCGTCCGGTCGAACGGGTAGATGAGTGCACCCAGGTCATGAACCCATCGGCCCAGCCCTTCTCGCTGGTACGTCGGGTTGCTCTCGTCACCGTTGTAATGGTCTTGGAGCGTCCGCTCCAGCTCCGCTGCACCGTGGGGTAGATGTGCATTGTCGAGGATGGTCCAGTGATGCGGCGCCCAACCCGGGGACATGCCGCTCGAGATGTCGTGGAAGTAGCCGACCGGTATCGGCGACGGCGTACCAGTGACCGCAAGCTCGCCCTGCAAGTCCATCAAACTCCACTCGATGGCGTCTTCAACCAGCTCTTTCAGGTAGTCGGGGAATGCCTGAGCCTCATCGACGGCCGCACGCAAAAAGGCTTCCCCGCGCACCTTGTCGACCTGCTTCTGGTCATCACAGCCGAGTAGCCACAGGCTCGAGCCGTTCTTGTGCTCGACCATCAGCTGGCCCTCGCGACTCCGTAGCTCAATGGGGAGGCTGTACTTCTCCCTGAGCTCCAGGAAGGCCTTATCCCACATGATTTGCTTGGCCTTGGGCCGAGTCAGCGTGACGTAGAGCGAGCGGGTTCGCGGATGCTTCTCCATCCCGTCGAGAAACCACGCAGCCAGGCCATAGCTCTTGCCTGCACGACGCCCGCACAGCGCCACCTTGCGGCGTGACTGGTCGAGCACGAAGGCTTGCTGCTTGGGATGCAGCGCCTCCAGGTAGCTCGGCTGCACAGCGCGGCTAGCGCGTGCGTAGACGCTCTTGGGTACCGAGACCATCATGGCGAGGCAAAGCCCCACCAAGAGAGCCTGA